CAACCGCATCTTTTCCTTTACGTATTGTAGGTGTTGAAGATGATCCTGCAAATGCAGATTTTACTGCTATAGGAATTGGATTAGTTGTACGTCTTAATAACCACTTTAATGCACCGACCGGCTCTATAGCCCAAGGTACACCATCAACAACCGGAGTATAGGAAGGATTGAAACATGGCAATATCTAGAGCACAGCTCGCCAAAGAGCTAGAACCTGGACTCAACGCCCTTTTTGGTCTTGAGTATAACAGGTATGAAAACGAAGCGGCAGAAATCTTTGATACAGAATCATCAGAAAGAGCATTCGAAGAAGAAGTAATGCTATCTGGTTTTGGCGCAGCACCCGTTAAAAGCGAGGGTGGTGCAGTATCATTTGACGATGCACAAGAAGCTTATACTGCAAGGTATAATAACGAAACAATTGCATTAGCTTTCTCAATAACAGAAGAAGCGATCGAAGATAATCTTTATGATCGTCTAGCTTCTCGTTATACAAAAGCTTTAGCAAGAAGTATGGCACACACTAAACAGGTTAAAGGTGCAACTATATTAAACGATGCTTTCACAGCTACTATAACAGGTGGTGATGGTGTAAGTTTAGTTAATACATCTCACCCATTGGTAACTGGTAGTACATTTGCTAATAGACCTGTAACAGCTGCTGACCTTAACGAAACCAGTCTTGAAAATGCTTTAATAGACATAGGCGGTTACGTTGACGAACGTGGTTTAAAAGTGTCCGTACAAGGTACTAAATTGATAGTTCCATCCAACTTACAGTTCGTAGCTGATAGACTTCTTGAGTCTACATTACGTCCTGGGACTGCTGATAACGATGTTAACGCTACGAGAAACATGGGAATGCTTCCACAGGGTTACACAGTTAATCACTTCTTAAACGATGCAAACGCATGGTTTATTAAGACAGACGCTCCTCGTGGATTTATTCACTTTGAACGTTTAAGCATGTCTACTAAGATGGAAGGCGATTTCGATACAGGCAACGTAAGATTTAAAGCCCGTGAGCGTTACAGCTACGGTTACTCAGATCCACGTTGTGTTTATGGATCTCCAGGAACATCATAAGACGAATTGAATGGGGGGAACGTTCCCCCCATTTTCTAGGGAATATATAATTTTTAGCGACTGTCCTAGCAGATACTCATAAGACGCTAAAAGCAAACCCTTTATGAGGAGGTAAATATGGCTAACACAACTTTTGCAAGTAATGTTCGTTCAAATGGCGGTGACAATAAAAGAGAAACTTATTGTGGCGGCATGATGATGATGGCTCAATTTTATTTAGTACCAACTGTAGCAGCAGGTCAGGATGTTCAAGTATCAGCAACCGATACAAGAAAAGTAGTTCTTCCTAAAAATGCAGTAGTATTAGGTATTAGTTTTAATGGTGACGCAACTGGCGGAACTAACCCTACATTAGATATGGGTTATACTGACTATGATGGTGGCACAACTTTTGTTAACACAGATGGATATTTAGATGCGGCAGACGCAGACTCAGGAGCAGTACTAACTGTCTGGGGCGGTGATAGCACTGCTGGTGTTGACTTAGGAGATGTAGGCGTACCAGCTACAGAAAGAATTAAAGTTGTAGGTGGACACGGTGGTTCTGCTCCTACTGGAGGAACAATCACAGGCGTTATTTACTATTATGTAAAAGACGACGGTAAAGAGTCTACTTAATTAATTAATGGAGCTTCTTCGGAAGCTCCTTTTTTAGGAGATAAATCATGGCTGATGTAAACACCAATACAATCATTATGGATGGCCCTCAGAAGTTTGTAGCTTCTTTTGTTCACACATATGTTGATACCGGTGAAAGTACACCTGTTAAAAAAATAGATGTTTCAACACTTTCTAAAAATCCTGTCAATGGAAATGATTGCATAGGAGTACGCATAAATAAAATTTGGTATTCTAATATAGGCTTAAATGTTATTATTAATTGGTTTGCTACAACGCAAGTCATGGCAATTCAACTTCCAGAAAATTACAGCGACAACTTAGAATTTTCTAGTTTTAGCGGACTTCCTAATCCTACTACTTTTGGTACAGGCGGAGCTAATGGCGATGTATATTTTGGAACAAAAAATGAAGCTGCTAATGATTCCTATACTATTATATTAGAATGCATTAAGATTTACGGTAATACATAGGAGGTTTTTATGGCAACTTTTAATTCTGTAGCTAACGTTTCGGCAAGAAATGAAAAGAAAAAGAAATTAAATCTTGGTGACACAGCATATGTGTATATGTCTGGTGGAGTTCATTCTCCTGACGCACGTCCTAAAAAGAAATATAAAAGAGGCGGTGCCGGACTTTATGCCAATATTCATGCTAAAAGGCAAAGAATTGCTAGTGGATCAGGAGAAACAATGCGTAAACCAGGGGAAGATGGAGCTCCTGCAAAAGGTATTTTTAAAAAAATAGCGGAAGGATAAATGCATGGCTACTTCAGGAACTGTAGATTTTAATTTAAGTATAACAGAAATTATTGAAGAAGCTTATGAACGTTGTGGTTTAGAATTACGTACAGGTTATGATTCTAAAACAGCGCGTCGTTCTTTAAATCTTTTATTTTCTGATTGGGCTAATCGTGGCTTAAATCTCTGGGTTGTGGAAGAAGAAACTCAAAGTATGGCACAGCTTTCTACAACCTCTGCTATTTCAGAGTATCCTTTAGGAGTTATTACTTTAACCGTAGCGGCTTCGGCTAATTTAACTATTGGCGAAACAATTACAGGAACTGTAAGCGGAGCAACGGCTAAAATTATTACTAAACCTACAGCAACTACCGTTACAATTACTGTTCCCGTAGGAACTTTTGTGGTAACAGATAATGTTACAGGAACTACAAGTGGAACTACGACAGGAGTAACAACTGTACCTAGCTTATCTGATACACAAGCTACGGTAGATATTTTAGAAGCGGTTATACGTAGGGATGGTTCTGATATATCAATAGGAAGAATAAGCCGAGGAGATTATCTTGCTATTCCTGATAAAACATCCCAGGGAAGACCTACTCAATTTTATATAGACAGGCAAATAACTCCTACAATTACAGTTTGGCCTGCTCCTAATAACTCAACAGATCAATTAATTTATTATCGTGTAAAACGTATAGAGAATGTAGGTACGGCGCAAAATACTCCTGATGTTCCTTTTCGTTTTTTACCGTGTTTAGTTGCAGGACTTTCTTATTATTTAGCTGTTAAACGTGCTCCTCAAAGAATAGGACTTTTAAAACAAATGTATGACGAAGAGTGGCAACGAGCAGCTTCTGAAGATAGTGAAAGAGTTGCTTTACGTTTAGTACCAACACAACAGTCATTAAGGATTTAAAATGCCTCGTTTTGCTAGTAATAAATATGCTAAAGGAATTTCAGACAGGTCTGGAAGAGAATATCCTCTTAAAACCATGATTTTAGAGTGGAATGGGTTACTTGTAGGACCTGATGAGTTTGAGGCTAAACAACCTCAACTTACTCCTCCACGTATTCAACCTGATCCGCAAGCTTTACGTATTAGTCGTCCGGCTCGAACAGAACCTCCTGTAGAAGTATTATTAGGATTTAATCCTTTTCGTTCTGGGACTGCTGGTTCTACTACGATTACTATTACACAACCAGGACATGGTTTTTCTACGGGTGATATAACACGATTTCGTAAGTCAGCACCTTTTGATGGTTTTTCTACTAGCATGATTGAGACATCCAGTGGTTTTGCGGTTACGGTAGTAACAAGTAGCACGTATACAATTACAGCAACAGGAGGAGAAACAGCTACCTCCGGAGACACGTTAGGCGGAGGCGGTGACGTTTCGTCTGGCCCTGTTATAGTGGAGGCATAATGGCATTTACATACACAACATTAAAAACAGCAATTCAAGATTACACACAAAACGAAGAAACAACTTTTGTAAACCAACTTAATACTTTTATAGTAAATGCAGAAGAACGTATTTTAAAAGAAGTACAGTTATCTGTGTTTAGAAAAAACTCAGAAGGGTCTACAAGTGCAGGTAATCAATTTTTATCAAAACCTACAGACTTTTTAGCGCCTTTTTCTTTAAGTGTAAAAAATGGTTCTAACGTAGAGTTTTTGCTTTATAAACAAGTAACTTTTTTACAAGATTATAACCCAGATAGTACCTCTACAGGTATGCCAGGGTATTATGCCGATTGGAATGACACAACATTTTTACTGTCACCTCCTCCTACAGGAGCTTATGACATGCAATTGCATTATTTTTATCGTCCTGACTCTATAACTACAGTTGCTAGTGGGGAAACGTGGCTAGGAACTAATGCTTCTTTAGCTTTATTATATGGTTCTTTAGTTGAAGCGTATACTTTTATGAAAGGTGAGGACAATTTACTAAAACTTTATAACGATCGTTACATGGAAGCTCTTAATTGGCTTAAAAACCTTGGTGAAGGAGAAAACACTAGAGATTCTTATCGTTATGATGACTTACGAAGGGATGTTCAGTAATGATGCAAGCAGATGGAAGTGGTGATATTGGCAGTGTAACGGTTATGACTTCAGATAATGGAGGACACAGTCCGGAACAAATAGCTGAACTAGCTTTAAATAAGATAATGATTGTAAGTGATACAGCCCCACCTGTCATACGGGATCAAGCTATTGCTCATAGAGAAAAGTTGAGAGAAATTCTTATTTATTATATGAATAAGATGGCGCAAAGTGAAAGAACAACTCTTTGGGCAATGTTTAACAAACAAGGTCATGGTGATATGGCCAAAATTATAAGGAGTTTATAAAATGGCCATAGTACAAGCAATGACCGGTAGTTACAAAAAAGAAATAACCGCAGGTATACATTACTGGACAAGTCATTCGCGCACAGGATCTTCAGTAATTAATGCAGATACTTATTATATTGCAATGTTTACATCTAGTAGAACGGATGCTAACCAAGATTTAACAGGTTATACAGCCACTAATGAAGTTACAGACAGCGGTGGCGTTTATGCAGCCGGTGGATTAGCTTTAGGAAGCGTTACATTAGGATTAGCTGATAATTCAGGCGGAACAGCAACAGCTTTTTTAGACTTTGCTGATACAACCTGGGCTTCTTCTACTATAAGTAATGCACGATGTGCACTTATTTACAAT